AGGCGAACACGTAGAGCGTGTTCTGCATGGCCTCCTTGCGCGTGGGCCAGACGACCTTCCTGACCTCGCGCGTCGATTCCTTGCCGAAGCCGATCAGCTCGCGCCCAGTCTTGGTATTGCCAGCCTTGAACTTGATCATCGCAGGGACCTCCATCGCGGCGTATCTGCGCCGCGACGTTCTCCAGAAGGTTCGGCAACAACAAGGCTGTTTCGAGATCGGTCTGGCAGGCGAAGCCGTTCCCCTTGTTGCCGCCGGCCACGATCAGCAACACGCTGCCGCCTGTCCGTTCGCGCACGTAGGTGCAGAGATCATCGTACTTGCCTGGGCCGAGCGCCATCAATCACTCCCACTGCTCCTTCGCGGCCTCACGCGCGCAGCGTTGGAAATCGGGCTTGGAGAGCTGCGCATTGCCCTTGGCGATGTGCGCCGCGAGCGACATCAGCGCCGCGATCAGTTCCGGCAGCACGACGGTGACCGGCGTGCCGCGCGCGATCTCGTCGTTCTGGGCTGCGATGACCGCCCCGCCGATCTTGTGGCGGAACGCCTTGCGATCGAACCGGGCAGTGGCGCGCTCCTCGCCGACGGCGGTGACGATGCACTCCAGGAGGAAGTCGCGCTCGTCGGGCTTGAACGCGTCCAACGTCGCGATGCGCTCCTTGAGATCGATGATCCGGGTCAGGTTCATTTACGCCGCAGCTCCTCCAGCTCCAGGGTGAGGCGCATGTTCTCCTCGGCCAATTGATTGGCTCGGCGGGCCAGCTCTTGAAAGCACTCGGCGCATACGGCGCCAGCGACGTGGCCGCATGTCCATTCTGTCTCGGTGTTTGGCGGCAGCAAGTCCTCAAGTCGTGCCATGTCCGTTGGTCCTTTTCTTGCGTGGCTTGCGCTTCGGCTTCGGGCCGCGCTGCGACAGAATCCAATCGGCCTGCTTCTCGATCTCCTTCTGGTAATCGAGATCGCGCACCCTCACGTAGCCGACGATGACGCGACCATCCTTGGTCATCTCGTCGCGGCGAACATAACCAAGCGCGGCGGCAGCTTGTGTTGAGGAAGCGTTCTGAGGGCGGCGCGTGCCGCCCTCGAACCAGTTGTGGAAGGTTGAAGTTGAGACGCCGGTGATCTGCTGCGCGGCGTAGTCGGAAAGATGGTTCTCTGATTTCACCACCGTGCGCAGCGCATCGATCATCGGGTCTTTGTCGATGAAGCGATAGTTGCGATAGATGTTGACCTTCATCGGTTTTGCCATGGCGGCGTCCCTCTACACTTCCAATTGTCAGACGTACCGAGCCTTGTCGCGGCCCTTCTTGGTGAGGCTGTAACCACCTTCACCGACCTGGAGTATGCCGTCTTTCTTCCCGGTGTAGAGAAGCGACGCCGTTGAGCCGGGCTGCCGCCCAGCCTTTTCAAACGCCTTCTTGATCGCTGGCGTGTCGAGCGGATGCTTCTTCGCAAGCATCCCGATCAAAAAATCAGCGCCCGTCACATCGAAGTGCGGGCGCTTCTTTCCAGTATTCGCGTGCGGCTTCTTGTCCTCGCCATTCAGCTCGCCATTGGCGTGACCGTTCGCCTTCGCGTGTGCTTTCGCGTGCGGCGTATCGCCCATCAATAGATCGACGCGCGCGACACCAGGGGTGCGGTGTAACAGGTTCATGACGTGGCCCAATGCCACTTCCTCGATCGCGACGAGGCATGTGAAAAGTTTTGGCATTGTCTGACTCCCTCTTAAGTATCGAGCCGCCCTGGGCTCGTGACACCGGCGTATATCATAGACCTCAGTCCGTGCCAGGGGTTGCGGTTTTTCGTCATACACCTCTTGACATGGTTAAGTCTGACCGGGCTCCTGTACCGCCTCCTCGAACCCTTGGGGCGCAAACAGGAAGCGCTCAAGCGGCGAGCCGGGCGGCACCGGGATCACGACCAGCCGTGCCTTGGCTGAATGTGCATAGACCGTGCCCTTGAGCAGCGTGGACAAGACACCCTCCGCACCAAAACTCTTTGTGAGCCCGTGCCTGACCGCGGCCTCAAGGATGACCCTGCGTCCGTGCAGGAAGTTCCTGAATGTATCGGCACGGAAGATGATCAGGCGCTGCTCCAGGCAGTAGTGGACGTGCGCGCCCTGGGCGATCCTGGTTTTCTCCGGCACCTTGATGATCCGCAGGTTCAGGTCCTTTGGGGCCGGGCCGCCACGGCTGAGCGGAATCATCCTGTGCGACCACACCGAGCGCGGGCGGAAGTGCTCCAGAAAAGCGTTGAGATGCTCCGCCACCTTCAAGTCGACCGGAGGATCGTCAGGCGGCGCGGCAACGAGCCGGGCGCGCAGCGTCGTGATCTGGTACACCTGAAAGTCGCGCAGCCGATCGAGATTGAACGCGCAGCCAAGCGTCTTGGCATGGGTTGCGCCGGCCATGATCGTCGCCGCGACCGCGAGCCACAGACGTTCCGGCTGCGTCGCTTCGCACTTGTGCTCGAAATACTCCATCCAGCCGAGCACGCGGGCCTTGGCGCTGACCGGATCGTGCGCCAGCAGCTTGGCATACGCGAGCCCCATCATGCCGTAGTTCGACAGCAGCTCACCCTTGATGGCTTCCGCCTCCAGGATCGTCAGTTGCCCTTGGGCTTTCGGTCTCGGCTTCTCGACCGCGATCTCGAACACGCGATAAAGGCCGGCGCCATCCTTGACGTATTTCCAGAAGCTCGCGTTCGATGCGATCGTCATGATCGTCTGAAACTCGTTCACCACCTGCATCTGCTGATTCGAGGCCCAGCGGGCGCCGGTGTTGCCCTGGGTGAGCATCGACTTGGTGACCTCGAACATTCCCTCGCCATCGATATACAGCGGCAGGTGCCGCAGAATGCCGAGCTTGCCGACGAGTCCTCGTTCGGTCCGCGCCGTGTGGGTGTCGATCGTTTTCTTGGGGTTGCCCCAGACGGATGCGGCCACCTCCAGGGCGGTGGACTTGCCGCTGCCGGACGGGCCGCAGCATGCCACGCAGGCGCCGCCAGCGCCGATCATCTGCAGGAGTGGCGCCGCGAATGCGGTCGCGACCACTGTATCCAGCTCGGGGCGATGCTGATCGGTGATCAGCCGGCACGCCCGCAGCCACGCCGCCAGCTCGCCGCGCGGGCGATATATCCGTTGAACTTCCGGGTCACCGCTCTCGGCGTGACGCTCGGTTCCGTCGTTGAGGAAAACCTGTCCGCCGTAGGCGAACCCGGCGTTTTGCCCGTCCGTCTCGTACCAGCCGAACGATGTCGGCAATGTCGAGGTGTCCTCGGCTTCTGCGTCGCGCAATTTCTGGAGCCATGAAACCATCACGTCCTCACATCCGCCGCGGGTCCCATGATCTCGCGGAAGTGTTCGTGGCAGAGATACGCCGTGAGCGGATGCCGGTTCGGGAGCGGGTCGTCGAAAAAGATCGTCTCCTCGACCTTGTGCCACGCCGCGAGCCCGCAATGACATCGCTCACCCTGGCAGCAGGCGCTTGCCTCCCGCGTCCGCGTCATGTCCTCGACGTGGGTTTGAAATGCTGCCGATGCCGCCATCGAGGAGAAGTGGCCGACCGACGCCCAGCCGCATTCGCAGCGCGCGGCGATCCCGTTCTCCTCGCGTACAAGCGTGTCAAGGACAAGCCGATGGGCTGTCATTCTATCCTCCCTTGTGCGGGTAGACGCAGCGCCAGGAGGCGTGGTGGTCGCGCATGAAGTCGACGCGATGGCCGCCGTGGCGCTGGCAGATGTCGCGATGCTGCGGTGTAGGATGTTGCGCGTGGGTAGGGGCCGGCAGAGGACCGACCAAGTCGGGCAGCCGTGGCGGTGTCCGCTGCATCTCCTCGACCGGCCCCCAGCGGTTGACGAACGACGCGAGCGTGACGGTGATCAGCAGCATGCGCATCATCGTTCCGGGTATATCTTGCGCCAGAGCGCAATGAAGCGTTGCGTCCGCAGGTACTCGATGTCGCCGGCCAGCTCCAAGACTTCGGCGTCGGTCGGGGCGCGCAGCCGCATGTCCTTATCGAGCACCATCAGATGACCACAATACAGACAGACGGTCGCATTGCCCGGTCGCGGTCTCGCCCGCTTGCTCTTGTAGTGGCTCGCAGCATCAAGCTCCTTCCCGCAGTTCAGGCAGTGAGAGAGTGGTAGGCGCTTGGCCAACTCACAGCTCCTCCATCATGGTTCCGTTTTTTTTCTCTCCATGACCTGGGTGAAGGTCAGCGCCGGATTGAGGCGCACCATTTCCACCACTGTTCCCAGCGGCAAGTCGCCAGCATCGGCCAGAACCTCAAAGTGGCAACCGGAATGCGCAGTATCGAAATTACGCAGGTGCTGCAACCACGCCCGCGCCAGCTCGGCGGGCACCTTGGCGCGGGTGAGGATGACGACGTCGGTCACAGCCACACCTCGACGATCTGCGGTTCGTCGGTCGGATGACGGTTCATGCAGATGAGTCCCTTGAGCACCATGATCTCGCGCAGCGCGATCAGGTCGTGGCTTACGATGATGTCGGGTGTCGGCGTCTCAGCGTGATTGTTTCCGACCGTCCACTTGCGCGCCACGAACGTGTTGGGAAAGTCTCTCGGGTGATCGTACACCACCCACATCACCAGCTCGCCATCGCTCATTGCGGCAGCTCTCCGTTCAGCAACCCGCGCGGCTCGTGCGCGGCATAGTAGTCGGACCAGTCGGCGTCGGTGATGATCGCCTCGCCAAAGATGACGTTGCGCCCGATGATGGTGAGGTTGAACCGGCGCCAGCATCCGACGCACTCGAAATTCTGCGCGGCCCCGCCACGCGGGCCGGGCTGGAAGCGCGTACTGTGGCACGTTGGACAGCGCCCCATCTGGAGCTGGTACATCTCGCGGTTGGTCAGCGTGCGAATCAATGCAGCCGTCCCTCACTGCTGGAGCTTGGCTTGCTCGTCCATGGTGATCACGAGGCGCATGATCGCGCCGCGGATCGCCGGGGGCATGTCGTACAGCGCGCTCGCCAGCCGCTGTCCGTCGCGCCGGCCGAGGAAGTGATTCGCGGCATCGTTGGTCTCGTCATGCGGGTCCACGGTGTGTTCCAGTCCCTCGTAGAAGTACATGACCGGCACTTTCAGCAGAATCGCAACCTGCCAGAGTCGCCCAGCGCCGATGCGGTTGATGCCGCGCTCTATTTTTTGAAGTTGCTGGAATGTCAGGCCGAGCCCGGCGGCCAGCGCCGACTGCGAAATGCTGAGCGCGACGCGGCGCTGGCGAATCTTGCGCCCCACCATACGGTCGATGTTCCCCTCGCTCGGGCTAGACTTGGCCATGAGTTCTCGCCCACAGGTGGTCTTTCATATTGTCACAAGACTTTCACGATCCGGCTGATACCGCAACATATTAATCAGGCACCCATTTTGGGCGGGTGACCACCCATTTTGGTGAGTGCGGCGGCGGTCGCGATGATGCGTTGTTCGATGTTCTTCGCGTTGGCGACGCCGCGCGGGGTCGCCAACGTCGAGGTCGTGACGCGCAACGCGTGCCCTTCGCGCACGATCGCACCGGAAGCAATCAGTTCTGTGACACGGCGGCGGGTGGTCTCGGCCGACATCTGCATTCGCGTCGCGAGCGTGTTGCGGGTGAGCGGCGTCTTGTCGCGCTGATCGGCGAGAAAGACGGCGACCAGCATTGCCGCCAGCACGATCGCATCCGGGAAGGTCTCGTCGGGGAAGTAGTTGCGATGGGCGCCAGCCAGGAAGTCCCACATCAGCTCAGCCATGATGACACGCTGTCTGCGTCGCGGAATAGCTGCCATCGCTTGCCCCACAAAACGCAGAACCTGATTGTAGATTTCTACTTGAAACTTTCATGTGTCAACGGTGTTACAGCGAATATGCCCTATTTTTTGGCCCAACGCGCCGCGGCGGCGTCGATGCGTTTGGCACCGTGGACGCGCGCCTGTCTGATCTTGCGCCGGACGTATGACTTGGCGCGGACGGTCATCACCCGTGGCACCGCGATACCATGCTTGCGCATCTGCTCATGCGCCCACAGCTCGGCCTCGTGCTCGATGACGTGCTTGAGCTTGCGCCGATACGCGTTCTTGCTGCGCATGTAGATTGGGTAATGCAGATGCACATGCGCGCACTCGTGCAGGAAGATGTATAGCGATTTGCGGGTCAACGGCTGCGGCGCGACGATCACGCGGGTCTCGTAGCAGCAACGGCCGGAGAGCGACTTGCGATATTCGACGGTCCAATCTGCTGGGACATAACCAAATGCGATAGCGGTAAAACGCTCCGCCGCCTGTCTGCGCGCGGCCTGCAGCTCGGCGCCGGTGCGCCGCATCTTCGGGTGATGCAATTCAAAATCCGTCATGGGTGTCTCCTTCATCTGACACCCCATCATATCAGATCGGGTTTACCCGATCGGGTGGAAAAGTCGTGTTTCCGACCGACGCGCGGCAACTTTCCGCTGACAGATCAGTGGTTGTGGTCTGCAACAAATTGTGATTTGGCGGGATTCGACGCTGTGCGGCCGGCGATCGTTTTGATACGCTGCGGTGTCAAGCCAATCTTGATGAGAGTGCCTGCATCCAAAGAGCGAGCCATGATGCTAGGAGTGCGCCATCCAAGAGGAGCGAGCCGTCAAGTCATAGAGCACCAAGCAGATCGAGCGAGCCAAAGTCATCGAGAGCACCATGGCATTCGAGCGAGCCGTTCTCCCTGAGAGCACCATGCAGAAGGAGCGAGCCAGCGCATCGAGAGAGCACCAAGGTAAATGAGCGAGCCTTGAGGTTGAGAGAGCGCCAATATGAGCGAGCGAGCCAGCGACACATGAGAGTGCCATGCAGGTCGAGCGAGCCGTCGCACATGAGAGCGCCAAATCTATGGAGCGAGCCAGCATCTACGAGAGCGCCATGGTAGCGGAGCGAGCCACACGCAAACGAGAGCGCCAAAGCATGAGAGCGAGCCTTGTCGCGTTAGAGCACCATGGTGGCAGAGCGAGCCAACTTCAGTTGAGAGCACCATAAGGATGGAGCGAGCCAGCTTCCACGAGAGCACCAAAATGTGCGAGCGAGCCAAGTTCTTCGAGAGTGCCATCAAGCGTGAGCGAGCCGTTCTCCCTGAGAGCACCATGACAATGGAGCGAGCCACCTACAATGAGAGCACCATCGCAAAGGAGCGAGCCAGTACACTTGAGAGCACCCTGACGCTTGAGCGAGCCAACCAACGTGACGGCATCAAAAGAACAGAGCGAGCCGCTCAGGACGAGCGAGAGCACCAAAAGAGCGGAGCGAGCCTAGCCATCTGAGGGCACCGAGGACTGAGAGCGAGCCGTTGAAGTAGAGAGCACCGTCCAAGGCGAGCGAGCCAGCATTGGTCGAGGGCACCAAAGGTGTAGAGCGAGCCATAATCGGAGAGAGCGCCATTTTGTTTGAGCGAGCCACCCAAACAGGAGAGCACCATAGATCGCGAGCGAGCCAAGCATGATCAATGCACCAGGAACAGCGAGCGAGCCAAGTGAATGCGAGAGCGCTATATGGACGGAGCGAGCCGATGTAATACGGGAGAGCACCAAATGAGGAGAGCGAGCCATTAAGTCGGAATGCACCAATGCACCTGAGCGAGCCATCCTCGCTGAGAGTCCCACTCCTCACGAGCGAGCCAGAATACATGAGAGTACCAAGTTCCGCGAGCGAGCCACTCAATAAAGAGCGTGCCATAACACTTGAGCGATGAAGCACCCGACCAAGAAGCAGTGGGGGCCTGGACCGTGGCAGGACGAGCCGGACGAATTGTTCTGGCGGGATGCCGCGACCGGGCTGCCCTGCGCGATCGTGCGCAACACCGAAGTGTCGGGCTGCCTGTGCGGCTACGTCGGCGTGGCGCCGGGGCATCCGCTGTTCGGGCTCTCCTACGGGGACAAGCTGCCGCTCCAGCCGGGCGACCTGGAGCGGCTGTCGATCGAGAAGTCGGGCGCGATCCCACTGTTCCTGGCGATGCTCTCAGGCGAGCACGAGCGCGGCACGATCGAGGTGGGGATGGCGCTCCAGGTCCATGGCGGGGTGACCTGGGCGCGCGAGCACTGCCCGATGGAGGGGGTGCCGGGCGGGCGTTGGTGGTTTGGGTTCGACTGTGGCCATGCCGGCGATCTCGCGCCCGGCATCCATGCCCTGCTCAGACGCATAGAGATCGACGAGGGCAGGACCAAATCGCCGCTGTCAGACCCAGGGACCGACGACGTTTATCGCACCCTGGCGTTCGTGCGGGCCGAATGCATTGCCCTGGCGCGGCAGCTCGCGGCGTTCGTGCCGCGGGACGCGATGACGCCAAAGTGGCATCATCAGGACCACTCCTGTTGATACCACGGACCGCATCACACACTGCACCACACTGGGGTTATACATGCACTGATTTTGCTGGATTATTTCCATTTTCATGCGCGCCCGAAGTTCGCATTTTCAACCCGAAAATTGTATTTGTACACAGCTACTTAACTGTTCTAGCACGGAAATTATTGACAGGCAGCACCACAAAGTGCACCACTTGCTGCACCACACCCCAAACCACCAAGGAGTCGAGCATGATCACGTCCTACCTGTCCGCCCGCGGCGACGTCTGGCAGTACCGCTGGCGGGTCCCGCGCGAGTTCGCGCACGTCGAGCCACGCGGGTGGATCACAAAGACCACCAGGATCAAGGTGCACGCGGACCCAAAGGGTATAAGGGCGGCGGCGAAGGCTGAGGAAATTCACACCGAAGCACAGCGCTTTCTGGCGAACGCGACGGCGAGCACCATCATTGCGGACCGGGCGCGCTTCGATGACGCCGTGAGCCGCGTCACTTCGCGTGGGCTCCAGTTCATCGAGCTGAACACGCTGGCGCAGGACAGCAACGTTCTTCCGCTCCAGCAGCATCTCGCCGCCGTCTCGAAAGAGGTGGGACACGGCATGGCCGATCCGAGCAAGGCGCAGGCATACGCGCGGGAGGTGGCGGCCGTGCTCGGCGACGTGAAGCCCGTCACCATCCTCGTGTCGCAGATGCGGGCGACGATCGAGCAAGCGAACATCATCAGGAAATCCCCGGGTCAGAAGATCAAGCGGAGCGACGCGCTCGATCTCGTCGTCGAGAACTTCATCAAGGTGGTTGGCGACAGAGACCTCACTGCGCTCACACGCGAGGACGTGCTGGCGTTTCGGCAATGGTTCGTCGACCGGATCAAGAAAGGAGAGCTGAGCTATAAGACCGCCAACAAAAATTTGTACTTGCTGGCGGGCATGTACAACGCGATAGCCAATCTCAACAGCCAATGGAAGCTCAGCCTTCTCCTGTTCGCCAAAATCCGCATTCCCAAGGACGGCCAGGGTCGAGGCAGAGTGCGCGAGAGCTACAGTACCGAATTCGTCCAGACCAAGTTGCTGGCCGATGGCGCGCTCGACGGGCTCAACACCGAAGCGCGGCGCTCGTGGCTGGCCATGTTCGAGACCGGCATGCGCCCGTGTGAAGCTGTCAACCTGCGCCGTGAGCATATCCATACAAGTAACAATCTCCCGTTCCCGTACCTGGAGATTGCGGCGGTGGATGACCGGGAGCGGAAAACCGAGAACTCGATCCGCAAAATTCCGCTGGTCGGCGTCTCGCTCGCCGCAATCGAGGCGGCGCTTGCCGACCTGCCTCCGGGCGAGGATCGATTGTTCCCGCGCTACTACGACAAGTCGGACACGATGTGGTCGAACGACGTGAACACGTTCCTGACGGACAACAATCTGCGGGAGCCGCGGTGCTCGGCCTATTCGATGCGCCACTCGTTCAAGACTCGGTGCAGAACCTACATGATCGACGACCGTGGCTTCGACGAGGAAAGCAAGGGCGTCAAGGACATCATCAACCTCAACATGGGTCACGCCGAGAGCGCGGAGGGCTACGGCGGGATCGAGCTGCCGGAGAAGCGCCGATGGGCGCTCGCCATCATGTTCAAGTCCTGGCCGAAGAACCTGTAGGCCCCAGCAGCTTGCGGATGCGCTCGCGGGTATCCCCGCGGGCGCGCACCTGCGCCAGTCGGCGTTCGACGTTCTCGTACAGCGGAATGTATTGATCGCCATACGTCTCGACGATCCACGCCAGCATCCGCAGCATCTCCTCCAGCACCTCCTCGGTCAGCTCGCTCTCATGCTTGACGGGTCGCATGCGAGCCTCCCGTCCTGCGCTTGCGCGGCTGCGGCAGCTCCATGCGCTCGGTCCTGCCCCAGAACTCCCGCACATCCTTGATGGTGAACGCACGATGCCGGCTCAGCGTGCCGACGCCACGCTGATGCCAGTTGAGGACGCCGAGATCGCAGAAGCGGACCAGCGTGCGCGGTGAGTAGCCGAACGCCTTCGCGAGCTGCGCCAGATTGAGATAGACCTTACCCTTGAACGCCTCGCGTACGCGCTCGGGCAGCTCGACCCTTGCGGTCAATGCTTTGCCTCATTGCCAGCGGCCTCGGTTGCCTCGTCGCGCATCTCGTCGAGCAGACTGTGCAGATCGGCTGCATTGAAGTCGGTTTGCATCGCGACGCAGCACGCGAAATACATCAGCTCCGCCGTCAGCATTTGCGCCACCTCATCGGACGACAGGCTGTGTGCCTTCGCATAGTCGAAAATCTGTCGCACGCCACCGCCGATCGCCGTCGCGGCGATCATGCAGAAGAAACGGTTGGCGGGCGTATCAACGGTCATTTCGCTTCGTTCGTTCGGAATGGTCGCTGATCGTGGACCCCGAGCGACTGCTGTCGGACCTTCACGGTAATGCCCGGCGGAGCGATGATCAGCACGCCGACGACGTCCTGCGGAACCGGCTGCGGCGGCGCCGGCTGCACTTTGCCGCTTGCCCATTCGGCGATCAGTTGCTGGGCCGAGCCATCGTACGAGTTGATGTCGCAGGGGCCGACGCCATCGACCGTATGCGGCGTCGGGCCGTTGACGCCGTCGGTGAATTGCCACAGCCAGAACGTATCCCAGCTCGCCTGGACCACCGGCGACGAACCGTATTGGCAGAGCCACAGTCGGCGTGCACCGAAGAACGGGTTAACGGTGTTGCCCAATGCTTCCTTGATCGTGTTGCCACCGTAGATCACGCATTCGCCCGGCCGGTTCAGTTGCGTCTCGACTTGCGTGATCCACTCCTGCGCTTGCGCGGCGCTCATCGTGTTGCCGCCATTGTCCTCCCAATCGAGGCAGAACAGCTCGTCGGGATCGGGACAGGCGAAGCGCATGAAGTTGGCGACTTGGCCGTTGACGTTGCTTGAGTCGGCAAAGTGGTACGCGCCCCACTTGAGCCCGGCCGCCTTCGCGGCGTGCTGCTGCTCCACGTAGGTGGAGTCGGTGTAGCTTTGGCCCTCAGTCGCCTTGTAGATCACGCCGGCATAGCCGGCCGTCATCACGGCGGGGTAGCTGTCGGCCGGGTCCCAGTGCGAGAGATCGATCACCATCGGATTGACGGGATGCGTCATGTTATCCTCCTGCGTGTCCGTATCCACCGACCAGCGGTCCGTGGAATTCCATGGTCAGATGATCATCGACCCGCAGCCGGATGCTCTTGTGATAAAAGCCGCCGGTCGATTTGTGTGTCGTCTCGTTGAAGGCGCGCATCTGCTCCTCCAGCGCCTTGTATGCCTCGTAGTCGAGGTGCATGTAGACCACGCTCATTCCGCGTTCCTCCGCAGCCGACGCTCCTGCTGGCGCTTGAGCCGGTCGACCAGCGCGTTGATGCGCTCGCTCTCCTCCAGCACGCAGATCGACAGGTCGACGTGCTCTTGCAGCTCACCCTTGATGTGGGCGGCATTCTCCAGCAGCACCGCCTCGACGGCGTCGAGCCCCTTGCGCAGTGCCGCCATGCTGTTGCCGGCGTCGGCCAGGACGCCATCGACGATCGATGCGACCGCGTCGCGGGTCGCGGTTGCCTTGCTCGGCGCCGCGACGATGACTTGTTCTGGCTTGTTCATGTGACTCTCCTCATCGCCTCCTCGCGGGCGCGGTTCAGCTCGGCCATGGCGCTGACAGTGCCGCCGCGATCGGGGTGGTACACGTTGGCGAGGCGCCGGAACGCATCCTGTATCTGCGTCGTGGTGGCCTTCGGGGTCAGCTCCAGCACCACCCACCAGGGCCGCCCAGGCGTCGGCGGCGGCAGCGCCGCGAGGCCGGTGAACGAGGCGCGCACCATCTGGAGCGTGCCGTGCCGCAGCTCGGTGCGGCGGGCCTCGACGATCATGTGGACGGCCTGCAGGTTCTCCTCGATGCGCCGATAGCGGTCGACCGCGATGCAGACGCTCAACCCGTCCCACACGAAATAGACCGCCACGCCGCCGTCGCTCGGGTTCTCGTCGCCCAGCGTGTAGTTCGAGCTGATCACCATGTTGGCGGTCGGCTTGCCACTGTCGCGGCCGAACCGGGTCAGGCTGTCGCGCACGTTCTTGAGCGCGCCCGGCAACGTCGTCTTGAAGCGCGACGTCTCGCGCGTGCTCGAACGCTTGAGGTTGCTCGGCCACTGGAGCGGATAGGCAACGGTCATCTCACGCTGCGGGCAACAGGCGCACCGCCTCCCGGTACTTGAACTCCAGCTCGTCGATCGAGGCCGGACCTTCCTCGTGCGCCATCTGGCGCAGGATCGGCATGCCGCTGTCGATCGACTCCATGATTTCCGCGCGCGTCGCGGCGCGACCCTCGCGATAGAATGCGATGTGCTCGGGCTTGCCGATCTTGAACAGCGTGCCGGGGGCGTCGCCGAAGTTCGCGCGGAACGGCGTATAGTTGCGGCATACCCAGATCAGCGATACGCCCGGGTTGCGCTCGATCATGATGCCGGACGGCTTCTGGTGCTCCGGCGGCAAGTCCTTCTCGTTGCGCCGCATGCGCGGCTTGGTCAGGAACGGGCACGCCGCCACCGCGTACTCGGCACATTCGCGGTGGGACGGCGGCTCGGATGACACGCGGTTG